GGGGTGTGGGGGGAGGGGGGGGTGGGGGGGGGGGGGGAGGGGCGGGGGGCGGGGGGGGGGTCGGAGGTTGGCACGGTAGAGCCGATCGGATGACATGTGAATATAGATGTGTGCCCCAGCGGTGCTGCCACGATTGTGTGGTGGCTGCTGCTGGGGCACTCTTTTTGTTTATGTGGGTGTGGTTACTGTTTGCTGTTGGGGTGTCCTGCACTGTCGCAGCACCACAGGATTTCGCTGCACTCGTCTAGCGTGTCCTGGTCGATAGCCAGGTTGTCGAGGCTTGCTTCTTTGACGGTAAGGTTCACGTTGTCGAGGGAGATGGGTATATGGTACTGGTTTTCGACACTGTCAACAATGTTTTGTAGCTGGTTCATGTTGGTGGGCTGTTGTTGGATGATTCGGTGTACCGCTGTTTTGAGGGCGGTGTAGAGGATGTTGGTTGTGTTGTCCATGGTTTTTATGCCATTCCTTCGTTATCGTCTGGCATGTAGTATGTGCTGTTTGCGTACTCGGTGAGGGTGATGAGTGTTTGGTCTGCCCACTGTTTCACGGTTTGCCGGGTGACTCCGAGTCGTTGGGCTGCCACCGAGTAGGTTTGGTCATACCCGTATACTTCGCGGAATGCTGCCAACCTGGCTAGCCGTTTCCGCTGTTTGGATGGTTCACAGGTGAGGGTGTAGTCGTCGATGGCGAGTTGTAGGTCGATCATGGTGACGATGTTGTTGCCGTGGTGTTGGGGGGCGGTTGGTGGGGGTGGCATGCCTGGTTCGACGCTGGGTTTCCATGGGCCTCCGTTCCAGATCCATTGGGCTGCTTGGATGATGTCGGCGGTGGTGTAGGTTTGGTTCACTGGTCACCCCTTGAAGAGGTTGTCGAGGTTGTCTGGGTTGCTGGTGTTGGTGGTGTCGAATCGTCCGACGCAGTGGCAGTAGTCGTACATGAGTTTGATGATGTGTTGGTGGTCGCCGAGGTAGGTGTTGCCGCTGATGCTGTAGGTGGCTGTGCCGTCTTTGCTGATGGTGTATTTGGCGGTGATGGTTTCGGGTGTTTCGGTGTTGGTGATGATTGCTGTGGTGGTGGCGCCTACGGTTTGTAGCCTGGTGGTTTGGGTTCCGTCGTCGAGGATGGTGGTAACCATGGGGGGTTCTCCTTAGTTGCTGGTTTGGTTGTCGGCTATGGCTGTGATTTCGTGTACGGGTTTGGGTAGGTCGAGGTGGTGGACTGTTTTGTTTGCTAACCGTTGGGCTACACGGTAGCACATTTGGGTCCACTGGTTGCCTTCCAGTTGGTGGTATTGGTTGCGTACCGCAATATATAGTAGGGAGTCTTGGTAGAGGTCGTCGGGGTTGACGGCCGGGTAGTGGCGGGCCGTGTTGGTGCAGGCTTTGTGTAGCTGGTGTTGGTGGTGGGGGGTTGCCCACCCCCAATCAGCGGTGGTGGCTAGGTCGGCTTTGGTTGGTCGTCTACTCATGGCACTGTCACCTGGCTATCTGGTAGTTGTTGGGTGTTTTATGGTTGATAGTGTAGCACACGAGTCCGGGGTTGCCGGTGGTGCCTGTGCGGTGCCGGTACCAGACGGATTCTCCTTCCATGGATGGGCATTGGATGAAGGTGCGTTGTCCTTGTTCGGAGATTTCTAGGTGGTGTCGGTGTCCTGCCATGAGTATATGGGATGTGGTGCCGTTGTGGAATTCTTGGCCGCGCCACCATTCGTAGTGTTGGTTGTTGCGCCATTGGTGTCCGTGGGCGTGCAGGATCCGTGTGCCTGCCACATCGACGGTGGTGGTCATTTCGTCCCTGTCAGGGAAATAAAAGTGGAGGTTGGGGTAGTTGTTGGTGAGTTGGTAGGCTTCTGCGATGGCGCGGCAGCAGTCTACGTCGAAGGAGTCGTCGTAGGTGGTGACGCCTTTGCCGAAGCGTACTGCTTCTCCGTGGTTGCCGGGGATGGATGTGACGGTTAGGTTGTGGCAGTGGTCGAATTGGTGGATGAGTTGCATCATGGCCATGCGGGTGAGCCTGATTTGTTCCGTCAAGGGGGTTTGTGTGCGCCAGGCGTTGTTGCCTCCTTGTGACACGTATCCTTCGATCATGTCGCCGAGGAATGCGATGTGGACTCGTTGCGGCTGTCCTGCTTGCTGCCAGTAGTGTTTGGCTGATGTGAGGGAGCGCAGGTAGTCGTCGGCGAAGTGTGCTGTTTCTCCTCCGGGGATGCCTTTGCCGATTTGGAAGTCGCCTGCCCCGATGACGAAGGCCGTATCGCTGCTACTGGTGTGGGTGTCTTGGTCGGGTTTGGGGGGTGTCCATTCGGCTAGTTTATCAACGAGTTCGTCTACCGGGTAGGGGTTGGTTGCGGGTTGGTGGTCGATGATTTTTTGTATGGATCGGCCGGTTTCTCCGTTCGGGAGGGTCCATTCGGAGATGCGTGTGCGGCGTACGGTGCCGTTGGCGAGATCATCGTGGATGGTGTCGATGGCGTTGTCGTGGTTGGCTAGCTGTGTGAGGAGCCGGTCTATGTTGTCTATCATCGGGTATCCTCCTCTTCTGTTTGCTGGGTGGTGTTGGTTTGTTTGCGGCGGTAGTCTTTGATGACGGTGGCGGAGATGGGGTATCCGGCTTGGGTGAGCATTTGGGCTAGCTGTGTGGCGGGTATGGACCTGTCGGCGAGGACGTCTGCGGCTTTGCGGCCGTAGCGTTGAATAAGGGTTTCAGTTTTGGTTGCCATGGTGTCCCATCGGTTGTGTGGTGGGCTGCCATCCTGTGCGGCAGTCGCCGTCGTGTCCTGGTTTGCGTGTGCACCACGTGATGGTTCCGTCTGTGTGGTTGAGTGTTTTGCCGCACATGACGTCACGTAGATGCTCCGGCAGCTGGTCGGTGTTGTTCCTGTGCGTGTCGGTCACGTGTTGGGTTGTGGTGACCATCTTGTCTCCTCTGTGTGAAAGAGTGTGCAAATATGATGCTGGTGTGGTGGGTGTTTATGCGGGTATGGTTTTCATCACCTTGCTGAACGTTACTTGGTTATTGTACATCATTTGGGTGATGTCCTGGTCGGTTTTGTCGGGGTGCTGTTTTCGCAGGTTGGCCCATTGGCAGGCGTTGTCGGTTTCCTGCTGTAAACGTTTCAGGTGCTGCTCGTTGATGATGTGTTTCCACATTGTCCATGACACGTCGAGCCGGTTGAGGATTTCGAGGGCTGGCACGTTGAACTGGTCGAGGAAGAGTATTTCTTCGGTGTAGTACTGTTTTTCGTATTGGTCCCATCCGCTTCGGTGCCTGTTGGGCTGGTTTTTGGGGTAGGCTTCCCGGCAGATTTTGTGTAACCGTTTGGCCATGTCGTCGGGTAGTTTAATGTCGGGGTTGGCGCGGATCATGGATCGCATCCCGTCGTAGGTGGTGCCCCAGGTGTGCATGATGTGGAGTGGGTCCACGCCGTCGGCCCATTTTTCTGCGCAGATGGCGAGGCGTGTGCGCCTCCTGGCGGCTTTGCTGGTGTCGCGGCGGCCGGGGATGGGGCAGGTGTCGAGGGGGTCCATGATGTTTTATATGCCTTTCTTGGTTTGGGTTGTTTGTCTGGTTTTATTGTAGCACTGTGTTGAGGGCTTGTGTCAACCCTGTTTTGCCGGCTTGAAGGTAGGTGTCTGTGACGTCGCCGAGGGTGAGGGGCACACGGGTGGCTTGCGGAAGCGCGGTTTGGAGGGTTTGGGCCATCTGGTCGCCTGCTTTGTCTGGGTCTGACCAGATGTAGATGTGGTCGTAGCCTTCGAAGAATTTGGTCCAGAAGGTTTGCCACGAGGTGGCTCCGGGTAGGGCTACGGCCTGCCATCCGCATTGTTCGAGGATCATGGAGTCGAATTCGCCTTCGCAGATGTGTATTTCGGCTGCCGGGTTGGCCATGGCGGCCATGTTGTAGATGGAGCCTGTGTCTCCGGCGGGGGTGAGGTATTTGGGGTGGTTGTGGGTTTTGCAGTCGTGTGGGAGTGAGCAGCGGAAACGCATTTTTCGTATTTCGGCTGGCTCGCCCCATGTGGGGTACATGTAGGGGATGGTGATGCACTGGTTGTAGTCTTCGTGGCCTGGTATGGGGTCGTTATCGATGTATCCAAGGTGGTGGTAGCGGGCTGTTTCTTCGCTGATTCCTCTTGCTGAGAGGAGGTCGAGTATGTTTTCGAGGTGGGTTTCGTAGCGGGCTGAGGCTTTCTGGATTCGGCGGCGTTCCGCAAGGTTGTAGGGTTGTAGGCTGTCGTACATTCGGGTTTCTTTCTTCGAGTTGTTGTTGCAGTTTGTGGAGTCCTCCTCCGATGCCGCATGTGTGGCAGTACCAGAGGCCTTTGTTGAGGTTGATGCTCATGGAGGGCTGGTGGTCGTCGTGGAGAGGGCAGAGGATGTGTTGCTCGTTTTTGGATGGGTTGTAGCGTATCCGGTATGTGTCGAGGAGGAGGCGGGTGTCAGAGGTGTGGGAGGAGCTCGTTGAGGGTTGATACCACATAGGCTTCGCTCCAGGGTTTGTTGCGCTGTTTGAGGATGACGAGTCCGATGGTGGACTGGTTTTCGCGGTTTCGGTGTGTTTCGTAGTTGCGTGCCTCGGTGGTTGCTTCTTTGACGAATTGGGCGAGGTGGGGCTGTCCTGCTTTGGCTTCGATCACATAGGTTTTGTGGCCGGTTGTGAGGATGAGGTCGCCTTCGTCCTCTTTACCGTTGAGGTGGAGGCGTTCTATATCATGGCCGGTGTCGCGTAGTTGGTGGAGGAGTCGTGTTTCCCATTCGGCTCCTGCCCTGCGGTTGCGTGCCTGTTGTGTCGGCATGGTAGTCCTTTGTGTGTTGGGGTCATGTTCCATGGCTGTTTTTCGGCGAGGGGCCCGAAGAATGTGTATTCGGGGTAGGCTCGTAGTCGTTCGTATCGGGTGCCGTCGGGGCTGGATTTGCCTGTGCGCTGTTTGAGGACGGCGATGCGTGCTTCGGCGGGGATGGTGAGCCCGTTGCCGTTATCCTCGCCACCATACAGGGAGACTCCGAGGATGAGTTGTGGTTTTTCGGAGAGGCCGTTTTTGATTTCGCGGCGTGCTGGCGGGTGTTCGATGTCGGAGCCGGTTTTGTCGGTGGCGTGGTGGGTGACAATAATGGTGGATCCAGTATCCCTACCTAATGCTGTGATCCATTGCATGGCTTCTTGCTGTGCCTGGTAGTCACTTTCGCAGTCTTGGATGTCCATCAGGTTGTCGATAACAATGATGGGGGGGAAGGTGTTCCACATTTCCATGTAGGCTTGGAGTTCCATGGTGATGTCTGTCCATGTGATGGGTGACTGGAATGAGAATGTGATGTGTCCGCCGTGGTGGATGCTGTCTCGATAGTATTCTGGCCCGTAGTTGTCGATGTTTTGTTGTATCTGTGTGGTGGTGTGTTGGGTGTTGAGGGAGATGATTCGTGTGGAGGCCTCCCAGGGTGTCATGTCCCCTGATATGTAGAGGGCGGGCTGGTTGAGCATTGCTGTGATGAACATTGCTAGGCCGCTTTTTTGGCTGCCGGAGCGCCCCGCGATCATGACTAGGTCCCCTTTGTGGATGTGCATGTCCTGGTTGCGGTAGAGGGGTTCTAGTTGTGGTATGCGGGGCAGCTCGGCGGCGGTTTGGGAGGCTCTCTCGAAGGATCGTTGGAGAGAGAGCATCGGAGCCTTAATCTATCTGTCGGTTGGGTGGATGGTCAGATGGAGTCGATGTCTACATCGTCGCTGCCGGTGGTGTTGGGCTGGTTGTCTCGCTGGTCGACGTAGGCTGCTACGAGGTCGTAGATGGCGTCATCGAGGGGTTTGAGGACGACCGCGTTGAACCCGTTTTTGGTGCGTACGGTGGCGAGTTTGAAGGCCTGCTCCTCGCCAAGGTATGCCTCTAAATCGCGGATCATGGAGTGTGGGCGGTCGTTGCTGCCGCGCACTTTCTCAATAATGGCGTTGGGGATGGTTTCTGGGGTTCCGTTGTTGAGATCCTCGAGGGTGTGGAAGATGGTCACATCGGCGTAAATACGATCGGCGGTCTGTCCACCGTAGCCTTCGGTGTTGTGCTGGACGTCGTGGATTTTGAAGGCGATGGCGGTGGCGTCCTGGTTTCGGGAGGGGTTGAAGAAGGTGCTGTTGCTGTTGTTGTTGTGGTAGTTGGCGAGTCCCATTAGTGTTTCCTTTACTGTTTGTGTTTGTTTCTTTGTGTTGGTTTGTGTCGGTTTTTATCGGGTGAGGCTGTTTCGTTTGCTGCGGAAGGCTTCGGACACGTCACTGTTGCTGGTGATGGTCTTTTTGTACTTTTTGAGGAGGTCGGCTAGCTGTGCCTTGCTGGTGGCCTTGTTGATCTGGTCGATGATGATGCTGTTTTCGTTGGATGCGATGTTGTCTACGTAGTCTTTGGCGGCCTGGTTGTATCGGTCTTGGAGGATGATGGATGCGGATGCTACCAGGGTGGCTAGGTCCCAGTCCTCGGAGATGGTGTTGTCTTTGAGTCCGCCCAATAGGTCGATGATGGCCTGTTTCACCTGGTTGGCGGTGTCTCCCCTAATGACGGTCCATGGTGCGGCGTAGTCGCCGCCGTATTTGAGTGTGACAGTGTATCGGTCTTCGTCTGTGTTGTCGTTCACTGGTGCTCCTTATCTTCTTTGCTATGTTGTGGCTGGGTGATGGTTGTGGTGGGGTACCGGTAGGCTTGCTGGCCGCCGTAGGCCCAGCATGAGTCTCGGACGGGGCAGCCTTTGCACATCGGGGTGACGTGGGGTATGAACACGTTATTCGCGATTCCTTGCATGGCGCTAGTATACATGACGCCGATGTGGCGTGCAGCCTCGGTGTCGAGGGGGATGGGCCCAGTATCGTATCCGGTGTTGGTGTCGCCGGAGGCTGTTTTGTGGCTGGGTGTCCAAAACATGCCATAGGCCGGCTGTATATCGTCCTTGAGGTGGAGTAGGTGCCTGTAGGTGTAGAGTTGCAGGTTTCCTTGCGGTATGGCCCCGGTTTTGAGGTCGAGGATGGTGTATTCGCCGGTGGCGGGGTTGTGGAGGATCCTGTCAATGTATCCTACGACCCGGGTGTCGTGGTTGAGGGTGGCTTCGACGGGGTATTCGATGCCGGGCTGGCCGTTGATGGTGGCGATCTCGTATTCGGTGTGTCTCTTCCTCCAGGTGGTCCACCTGTCGACGTAGATGGGCCCGTAGTGCATCCACCAATCGTAGTCTTTTTTGTTGGGTCCTCCGCTTTCGCAGACGGTTTTGCAGGTGCGCCCGGAGGGGCGAATGTCTTCGCCGTCGCCGACTTGGCGGATGATTTCTTCGGTGAACAGGTCGCCGAAGGAGGGGATGTCCGTGTCGTTGTGGTGGTAAAGGTTTTTGTCCCATGTTTCGGTGATGGCGTGGATGACGCTTCCGGCGATGGTGGCGTACCAGGTGTGTGCTGTGGCGTGGTAGCCGTGCATGAGCCGCCATTTTTCGCCGCATTCTACCCACTGTGTCAGTGACGAGTAGGAGATGTGGTCGGGTAGGTCGATGATGGACGGTTTTTGTGCTAGAGGCATGTTACTGGTCGCCTTTGTGGGTGTTCCATGGGTTGCGGGTGTCTTGGCCGGCATGGTGCTGCTGGTATGCGAGGAGTGCCAAGCAGTGCCAGGCCGCGTGTGCCAGGTGGGGTAGCCCGGATTCATCATCGAGGTTGTGTCCTTGCTGCCATGATAGCAGGTGCCGGTAGAGGGCGTCAACACTGTGGCTCCACGGGTATCCTCCGGTCCAGTTGTTGTCGCCGTATTTGGTGGCACCGTAGCCGGCCACTTCGCCGAGCGAGTGGAGGGCTGCCGGGTCGATGAGGGAGAGTCTGCAAAGTTTGAGTTCTTTTCGGGCACCAGTATCAGGATCAGTGTATATGCGGGTGGGCTTATCCATGGGTGTGCTCCTTACGTGTGGGGTTACTGGTTGGGGTTGTGGGCTAGGGCTACGGCGAGGATGATGATGGCGAGGGTTTCTGCGATGATGATGGGTGTTGTGATCATTGGGTGTTTCGGGGGTTGTTGGTGAGTGTTGATGCGCCTAGGAGGGTGGTGAGGGCGCATGCGGCGATGATGGCGAGGGCTGCCTTGTGTGGTGTGCCGGTTGCGTACATCCAGGTGATGATGCCGCCTTGGATCCAGGCGAGGCTGGTGAAGAACGTTTCGTAGGAGTGCAGCTCGCTGTTGTTGGGTGTGATGTTATTCATGGTAGTTTTCTGCTTTGTGTGCGATGGTTGTGTAAATGTTGTTGAGTGTGGTTTCGATGGTGATGAGAGTGGTGATTTCTTGGTTGAGGTCGATGTTGTCTTTGAGGGTGTCGATGCGGGCGGCGATGTCGGTGGCGGTGCGTAGGCTTACTGCTGCACCGTGGATGATGTGGCACATGTCGGTGAGGCCGACTTTGGCGATGTAGTGTGACATGAGAGGCATGGCGGGGATGCTCCTTGACGGGGTTACTGTTGCGGGTTGATGTTGAGGTCGGTGATGTGCGGGTGGGCTTCGGTGCCGGTGACGAGGCAGTGGACGGTGACGTGTGTCTTGGATGCTCCCGGCTGGCGGATGGTTGCGCCGTAGGCGAGAGTAAAGGTGTCTTTGTGGGCGCCGATGACTTTGTGGAGGAAGAGGTCGATGTCGGGGTTGCCGTTCCATTTGACACCCTGTGTGGCAGCCATCTGTTCAGCCTTGTCATTGCAGGCGTGTGCCGCGGTGATCATGGTGAGACCCTGTGAGGTTTCTTCACCGCGTGTTTGGGCTTGCCGGTGGGTTTTGGCCTGCTCGGCTCGCAGTGACTGCTCCGCGGCGGCCTGGCGGGCCTTCTTCTCGGCTTTGCGCTGCTGGACGGTTTTGGGTGTCCATTCGGTGTTGGCTGTGGTGGCTTGTGGGGCTGGCTGTGAGGCGAGTGGCGGATTGTCGTCTGGGGCTGGGAGGAAGGATGCTGCGGCGATGATGGCGATGGTGGCGCCGGCGATGGTGTAGCCTGTTTTCTTGTTCATGACTGTTGTCCCCTTTCCGGGGTGTTGTTCGTTGCTGACATGGTTCATATTTCCAGACTGGACTACCACTGTCAACGTTTCGCTCAATAGTCTTGAGCGTATGTGGTTTGACTAGGGGTGATGCACGTTTTGAGGATGGCCTGGATGTCGATGCCGGCGATGTTTTGGGCGAGCCTGGTTTGCTCGGCGAGGCTCAAATAGTGCACGGTGTTGTGGGTGTAGACGGCCCCGTCGGCGGTGAGCCACCAGTCGGGTCGAAGGGTGTGGATGGCCTCCTCTACAGAGTGCCGGTATAGTCCGGCCGCCCTGGCGAAGTTGATGTGCGGGTTGGGGTCGTCCTCAAGGATAGTGAGGTCAAGGATCCTGGCTGCTGTTGGGGTGTCACGGTAGAGTTGCGAGTAGTGTGCCGTAACGGTGGTGGCTAACATGAGTTGTGTCTCCTGGAAGGTGTAAGGGTGGGGCCCCAACAATGGGGGCCCTTGTATGTTGATGTGTGTGTTGATGTGGTGTTACTTTGTGGCTTCTTGGAGGATGGTGGCGGTGTCGATGTCATCGATGTCCCAAGCGAGGTCTTCGGCCTCGTCTGGGGTGAGTGGCTGCGAGTTGTGTGGGCCGGTGACTGATCCGTCAAGGTTAAGGTTCCAGTCGGGGCGGTAGTGGCGCAGGGCTTCTTCCACCGCGTGCCGGTAGGCGTGTTTGGCGGCGTCCAGGTTGATGTGGCGGGCGTGCCGTCCGGCTAGCTGGGTGAGGTCGAGTGGGTCGTCCTCGGTGTGGCTGTAGAGGGAGGTGAACGATGGTGTGATGAGTGTGGTGGCCATGGGTGTGTCCTTCTTTGTGGCGCCCCCCGGCTGGTGGGGCTTGTTCGTTGCTGACAGGATCAATGTTGGTGGGTGGGTGTGTTCCATGTCAAGGTTGCGCTCAACCTGTGTGAGCGATCCCTGTGTGGCTAGGGGTTTTGTCCTTGAGGTATGACAGGTCACGTCCTTGCGTCCAGTAGCCGAGACGATTACGCTTCATACCCTTAGCCTCCATCTCGTCCACGGTGAGACACCTGCGGCGATTGGGTCCTTCCTTGACCCCGTGATCGCCTACCCGGTGCATGTCCCCGGCATAAGTGCCATTAAATGTTTCGTGGCAGATTGTGCAGTGTTCTGGTCGGTATCCGATGATTGTGCTATCGCACTTGTGGCATGTCCATTGCATGATTGGTCCTTCTTTCGTGTTTTAAGCTTGTACTCTGAGGATTGGAGCGACTTTCAGCCCTTGGGGGTATGATTATATAGGTCAGGTATTTCTAGGCGATTTTAGGCTCGTTGTGTGTGGTTGGGGGTTTATCGGGCGAACAGGGTGAGCAGGCTTCCGATGTTGATGCGTATCACATTCCAGTAGAGTTGCGTGGCTTCACCGTCGGTGAGTGGCTTCCACTCGTCATGGCTGAACACGGTGCCATCGGATGCGATGAACGTGTTGGGGCGTAGCTTGTGGAGTTCCGTCTCTACACGCTGCCGGTAGGCTTCGGCGAGGCCCTCAAAATCGAGGTGGTCGCAGGAGAGGTTTTCGAAGCGTGTCAGGTCGATGGGTGTGGGGCAGTCGTCGTTGGTGGGGGTGTAGAGCTGGGTGAAGTGGTTGGCGATCTTCTGCATGACGGGTTCCTTTTCTCGTGTGATGGGTTGATGGTTTTTATCGTGTGGCTTCGGCGATGATGGCGTCCACGTCGATCGTGTCGATCATGTCGTGGAGGTCTTCAGCCTCAGTGTCGGTGAGTGGCTGCCAGTCCTGGGGTCCGTATACGGCGCCGTCGAGGGTGACAGTCCACATGGGCCGGATGAGCCGTATGGCTTCTTCGACTTTGGCACGGTGCAGGCGGCAAATAATAGACGTGTGGGTGTTGCCTATGTCACATCCTGCCAGGTGTGTGGGGTGGAGTGGGTTGATTTCTGTGGGCCCGTAGAGGCTGGTGAAGGATGGTGTGACGAGTGTGCCATCCATGAGGGTGTGCTCCTTTCTGAACTGTTTGGGTTGGTTGTTGTGGTTTCTAGAGTGTGTAGGTGGCGATCCCACAGTCAAGGTGGCGCTCAAACCCGGTGAGCGTTTCATGGAAGGTGACGGATGTCACTGAAGCCTTGATGGCCTCTCCAAGCGCCTCAAATCTTCTAGGGGTAGGATTATATAGGGTTGACCCTGCTAGTCGATTCTAGGGGCCTTCTAGGGTGTCTCAGGGGTATGCCTGAGTGATAGCAGGTTCGGTAGATCTATCTTGGCTTTCATGACGGGGGTCGAGGTGCCGCATCTGGGCATGGAATCTACACCCCCATACTATGTGAGATAGGCCACATCCTCCTGGCTTGGTGTGCCCCCCTCGAGGCCACTCTGTCGATCTGGCGGGGAGGGTGTAGCCCAGAAATACCGTTTAAAGCTGTGACACGGCGCCTAGGAGCGCCTTGCAGGGTGGGGGCTAGGTATTCATACCCCCAAGCAATTCTGATCGATTCTAGACGCCTCCCACAGCCTGGCACACGATCAACCCTCCAGACGCAGATCACCAGCCCCTATCCTGGTTAGCTAAGCCTCAACTATGTGGACAGTGTGGGATACTGTGGGGGGAAGAAGGACACGGTACAAGAAAGAAGGGGGAGTATCAGCCTTCAAGCCTTAAGATCTTAGCACTGATGGACTTAGCACCGAGCCCCTCAAGGGCTCGGCATCAGCCCAAACAGGCACAGCCCTGAAAAGGGTACACGCCATCAGGGAAGGCTTGAGAGTACGAGGAGCCTCAGCGACGAGTACTCGAAAGCCTGAGGGAACACCCTCAGCACTGATGGGCCTAGCGTGTTCGGAAAGGACACAGGGGTAAGGTGTGACAGCTGTCCGGGAGTGAAACCCGTTCTGACTAGGGGTTTCAGCCTTAACCACCCTCAAAGGTTACAAGACTCTAAGAAAATTTAAGGAAAAGTTTAGGTTTAATTTTTGGACCTTTACTACCAAAAACACCCGTTTACACCCCTCAAACCCGCCTATAGAGCCAAAACCACCAGTTTGACTCATCCCAGGTGGGGTATGATAGGCTGGACAGGTAGCCAGCTGGACGCAAGGCCGGAAAGTGCTAACGCACTTCCCAACCTCGCTTACCATCAGTCTACCAAACACTTTAAAGCTTTAAGGCTTAGCGCTAAGGTGCTGATAGCTTAGCACCGAGCCCCTCAAGGGCTCGGCATCAGCCTGACAGCCTTAAACACTTAAAGTAACTATAAAACTTTAAAAGCTTAACACTTAAAGATATAAGTAAACATTAAAGCCTTAAAGTCTTAAAGTAACTATAAAACCTTAACAGTTAAACATTTAAAGCTTTAAACCTTAACACCTAAGTTAAGTATAAAACCTTAAAGGCTTAACACTTAAGGATATAAACTTAACATCAGTGTTTAAGACTTTACAGCTTAAAGTAAATATTAATACTTAAAGGCTTATAAGCTTTAAAGACCTTAAGTACTTAAAGTTAACCATCAGTCTTAAACTTTAACATTATAACCTATAAGTCTTAAAGCTTATAGGTATAATAATATAATATAAGTTATAAAAGTTTTAGAAGAGCTAAGGGGTTAACTTCTTTACTTCTCTACTCTCTTTGGTTCTTTCTCTCTTCTCTTCTTTTCTTCATCAGGGGAGAAGAGGAACCTTTTGCCGTCAACGCTGATGGACTTTCAACCGTGTGTCTCGTGTACCACCGGTCGCACGCTCCCGGTTTGTACACTCCCCACACTCTTTCACCCGTGTCCCCTTTCAGGCTTGGCGTGTTCGGCTGAAGGCGTACGGCGTGTCACGCTAACACCCTTAACACCGGGTAAGATTTAAAGTGCATATTATATGTAGAAGACTTTAAAAACCTGTCAGGTGTTCCCGCTGAGCCTGTGTCCTACACTGCTAGGCGCCAAGCGCTAAGCCTGGAAACGCGAACACCCACCCCCTTTTTCTTTTACCGTGTCTTTCTCTTTTTGACACAGCTGGGGGGCGATGTGATCTTTTTCACATGCCAGGGGGTGTGAGGGGAAAACAACCACCCCGGCACAAACAGAACACCCCCTCAAACGAACAAAACAGCCCCCAGAATCGATGAGCAGGGCACAGGTGGGGTATTCATACCCCCAACACCTTCTAGGCCGTTACAGGGGCAATGAGAGCCCGTACAGGGCTAGGTGAGGAACAGACACATCATGGCACGCACCAACCGCACAGCCAGCCAAGCCCACCGGCGCTGGCGGGCAAGACTCATCACCCAAGCACGCAAGCAGGGCCAAACCGAATGCCCACTCTGCGGAGCAACCATCACCTGGAACACCCATGACCTGCCAACCAGCCCCGAAGCCGACCACATCACACCCGTCAGCCGGGGAGGACTCAACACCCTCGACAACGGCCAAATCATCTGCAGAACATGCAACAGAAGCAAAGGCAATCGCAGCCAACCAAACATCCAATTCCAACAACAAACCACAAAAACGCTGATTCCATGGTGAAAAAACCCACAAACCCCACGGGAACCACCCCCTGCACACCCGTGCAAAACCA